GTTATGGAAAATCGTTACAAGATCAAATGGCAGTGACTGGTGGTTATGGTGATGGAAAAAAATTAAATCAAAAACAAGTTAAAGATTTAAAAACAAAAAGAGATTCAGATATTGTTTGGATGAGTGATAGATGGATTTATAAAGAAATACAACCTTATGTTCGTCAAGCAAATGCAAACGCAGGTTGGAATTTTCAATGGGATTATTCAGAAGCCTGTCAATTTACAAAATATGAAAAAGGTCAGTTTTATGATTGGCATTGTGATGGTTGGGATCAATCTTACCAAAGACAAGAAGGTGACCCATCAAACGGTAAGATTAGAAAACTATCTGTCACAGTTACTTTATCAGACCCAAAAGATTATAAAGGTGGTGAATTAGAATTTGATTTTAGAAATAAAGATCCTGATAAAAAACCTAATATTAAAAAATGTACAGAAATATTACCTAAAGGATCCTTGGTAGTATTCCCTGGTTTTGTTTGGCATAGAGTATGTCCAGTTAAAAAAGGGTCTAGACATAGCCTGGTTATCTGGAATTTAGGGTGGCCATATAAATAAAGGAGAATATGAAAAAGAAAAAAGCTAGAAAACAAAAGACAAGAAAAAAATTAGATGAGATATCGTGCGGGAGTGCGAAATCTTTTCCTAAACAATTAGGATTAGAAGAATATTTTAAATGTCCTATTTGGTTTGCAGATGCACCAGAATTTGTTAAAGACTTAAATAAAGCATCAGATAAATACATAGAAGAGTCTAAGAAAAATTTAAAAGAAACAATAGATAAAAGAAATAAAAAATTTGGTGATAAAGGAGACATGGGAAATGTTTTTCATTCTACGTCGTTAATAGGTAATCCTTCTTTTAAAGAGATACAAGATTATATAGGTGCAACATCACATAACTTATTAAATGAGATGGGTTTTGATATGTCTAATCATCAATTGTTTACTACAGAATTATGGGTACAAGAATTTGCAAAAAAAGGTGGTGGACACCATACATTACACACTCATTGGAACGGACATATATCAGGTTTTTATTTTTTAAAAGCCAGTGAAAAAACATCGATGCCATTGTTTGAAGATCCAAGAGCTGGTAACATAATGAATCTTTTACCTGAAAAAGATAAATCAAAAATAACCTACGCATCAACACAAATACATTATAAAGCTATACCAGGAAGACTAATATTTTTCCCATCTTATATGCCTCATCAATACACAGTTGATATGGGGTATGACCCATTCAGGTTTATACATTTTAACTGCCAAGCTATACCAAAAGGAGTATTAAATGTCACCTAAAGTTGTAGAAAATTTTTTATCTCCTTCGAATTATAATGCTTTATACAGTGCCTTTACGAGTGAATATTTTCCCTGGTATTATAATAATTATAAAGTTAAAGAAGTATCTGATAAATTATTTCACTATCAATTTACTCATGTTTTTTTTGAAAATAATAAAATTAATTCTAGTTATTTTACTATTTTACAATCTTTACTTGAAAAATTAAAACTTAAAACTTTAAAAAAAGTTAAAGCTAATTTAAACCCTATTAGTGACAAGCTAATAGAATTTAGTGAACATCAAGATGCTTTCAAAGAATTACAATGTACGAGTATGATATATTATCTTAACACTAATAACGGCTATACTAAAATAAAAAATAAAAAAATAAAATCTAAAGCAAATAAAGCTGTTTTTTTTCCCTCTCACGCTTTTCATTTTGGAACAAATTCAACGGATTGTAATAACAGAATGGTAATAAATATAATATATAAGGAGGATTAAATGTCGTTCAAAAATAATAAATATACAGTATTAAAAGGAGCTATATCAAAAGAAATAGCAGATTTTTCTTAT